AGTCGCTGGGTTTGCTCGCCAGCAAGTCTGTCAAACAGTTCTTGCCGAACCCTTTTCAAACCACTCAAATCAACTTTTACTTTTATCGCCATCCACCTTTTCTATTTGCATATATAGTTATAGCACCTAACATCGAAGGTATGCTGTTATCAACTTGCATCTTAATTTGCTCTCCCATAACATCACATTCTATCCAGTCCTCATTACGTACCGGATTGATGTACTTCCCGTCCTCTCCTTTTATCAAAGGAATAGAAACAACGTAGTCGCTTGTTTGAGCGGTCGAACCGGATTCAGCAACAGAAAGATTCACGTCCATTACTCCTTCATAGACGGTATCTTCTTCATCGTCACCCATAGAGCTTTCGATGATTCTATATATACGTCCCGAAAAAGGAAATTCTTCTATGTCACTGAATGAAATCATATCACATCTATAATTTTCAAAAGTTTAATCTTTGGGCGAGCAGAGATAAGAACCTCGTAATTCGGGTCGTTATACCTCTTATATATACCCAAAGCATAACTGATTTTATTACTCTGATAGATGTCCGTTTCTGAACCAACTGTACGCTGGAAGTTATTATGAGAGGCAGATTGAGATGCTGTACTTGAAGGGCTTAACAACACTGCGGTAAATATTATATCGGCAGTCATTAAATCCTTTTGCTCTTGGGTCAACGTCATAGCATCCTCGTTTACATCTGTAATGCCGCGGTCAAGAGCAATTCTCATAAATGTATTCTCCTCAAACGAATACCGACAAGATGAAGAAAGCCATTCAAGTATAGTCATATATAACCCTCCAAGTTTAAGAATCAGCAGTCAAAGTATCAACAACAATGTGTTCCATAAACTCGGTCAACACTGGCATATAACGACCGATAGCATCAGTATGATATGCCTTGTAGATACCGTTAGGAACTACCTTGTTAATAATATAAACCAAGTCATTCTGTGCAGAAGCGATTGAATAGTCAATCGTCTTGTTTGCTTCACGCTGCAACAAGATAACATCGGCAACATCAGAGTGAACAACACGACCAGCAAAGCCAATAGGACGCAGAACTGCTACGCCAGCCTTCCATCCTTGTACAGTCTTAATCGTTTTGATGTCTTGTACCACTTGTTCCTCTTTCACAATGCGGATAGGAGAAATCTTAGATACAGAAGAACGAGAATACTGAATAAGCTGCTCCCAAGAAATGATGTTAGTATCAATGCCGGAAGCACCATTAGTAACAACAATAACTTTATCGGGCGCATACAAGCGAATCCAACGGTTAACTTCTTCCTTGAAGTATTTGTTGTTCAACAAGTGAGTGATAACCATGTCATACGGCAAATCCCATTCCATTGTACCAGTAAATCCAGTACGGTCACGGAAATCTTTCTCAATCTTTGCCATTTGTTCCGGAATGTTAGCTTCTGCGTTCGTCCATACTTCCTTACCAGCCTTAACAAAGTTTTCAGTAGGCACATACTTCGGGAACTCATGTACGACACCGGACATACCACGAGAATCAGCATTGTTGTACTGACCTCCCTTAGACAAAGCTTGTGCGGCAATGTTAGAAAGACGGTAGTTGTGTGTCTTAATCAAGTCAGCAACACCACGTACATAACCTTCCAACAAAGTAGCATTAGCTTCACCAAGTTCATTCAAGCGTGCTTTCAATTCCTCTTTTGAAAGAGAAGTTTCAAACAAGCCTTTACCGAACTGAGGGATAGTACCAGTTCTCTGTTCCCAGCCTTCGTTATCCATCTGAGCAACTTCACTCAACGGTGTCATTGCATCAGCCATCGGAACGGGGCGGCGAGTAACATTATAGATAGTATAAGCAGGGTCAAGCTTCGGGCGGCTCATGTCAATAGGGTACTTGCCACCATCAACAGTAAAGTGTTCCTGCCAGAAGAACTGGTTTGCATCCATGACGATTTTCTCGTCAATGAGCGTCTGAATAAATACGCTCGTACCGTCAGAGTTTACCAAGCCTCTTTGATAGAGTTGGCTTACTAACTCGTCGGGATTAAATTGATATTTATATGCGTTTGCCATAATTCTACTCCTTTCCTTTAGATTTCAAATACACCTTCGATGTAGTTGCGGTTCTTAGCCAATACATACTTCGGAAGCGGTTGCATACGTTCAACAAATGCACGCTTGCCATAAACAGTGTTGATGTTGTGCTGAACATCTGTAACTCCCCAGCGACCATCAGTCGGAGCGAACTGTGTATCTACTTCGATGAAGGTATTCGGGTTTTTAACCAACACAGTAGCGTCGGCAGCAGCAGCAGTTGCAACGTCACCATTGCTATCAGCAGCTTCAACCAAAATATCATCAGTAGTCAGAGCACCGATTGCAGTGTCAACAGTAAGAATAAACTGCTTGTTCTCTTCATCGAACTCAACAGATGTAACCTTACCAGACTGTCCCGCAGTTTCAACTGTATCGGGAGCTTTCATAAGTACATTGCCTACTTCGGGAATGTGAGAATAGCCAGAACCATCTACATACAGAGTAG